AATTAATCCCTTAAAACCGGCGGCAATGGACGACCAGGTCACATCTTCATGATTATTAGCCGCCCACGCTCCCCAACGCTCAAGAACCATCTGAATATCACGCATCAACTTACTCCACAAAAATCAGACCAGAACGCCAATTACAAGCAAAAATCAACAAAATAGTATTAGTTGATTGTTATCTCTGACTTCATACTCCTGCTCCTGTCAGGGTTTTGGCGTAATTCTTCAGTATCCGGTAATCGGTCAAAACAGAACCAGGAAAACGATATAAGCGCAGGCGCACCCAGCGGCGGCGAAGACGCTCTGCCATATAAGACTCAAACATCATTCATTCCCCATTTCGGTGATGGTCAGTTCCAGCCTCCCACCTTTGGTAACAGGCATCTTCACAACGCGGTAATCAACGACCTGAGCATCATCCAGCCAGAAACCTGCTTTGGTGAGTGCGTCAAAAGCGGCCTTTTGCAGATTATCCAGGTCACGGCGACGGCGATCCGGCATGTGGCACTCAATACGGATTTTCACTGGCATAGCCAGGCCGATATCCAGCATTGCGTTTTTAATGATTCGGGTGACGTTATCGCGGTATGCCTGCCCTTCTGCGCTGATGTGTGTGCGCCCGCGATTATGGCGGTAATAGCGGTTATTGCTCGGAGGCCAGGGTAGTGTGATGTGGTAAGTATTCACGCCTTGATTACCCCCTCTTTCAGCCAGATAACCTGCGTTCTCGCCATACCTTCCAGCGCGCATTCTTTTGCGTACTCAGCATCGACAAAATGCGTGCGGCGGTCGATTTCGTCGTGACAGGCAGAACAGGCAATGGTGGCAATAAGGTCTGGCGGTTTAATACCGGTGCCGCACAATCCAGCCAGCCGGATATGTGCCAGTACAGACGTTTCAGGGTTGCCATTACATACGCCAGTGATTCTTACCTGGCATTCCCGACCACGCGCTGCTTTTCTCAAATCAGCCATGATTCCTCCTTGCTGCCAGTCGCAACCATTTTTTATCAACCAGGCTAGCGGTATATCCGAGCAGTGTTGGTATTTCGGATGGCTTCAGCTCAGGCTTACGCTTACGACGATTTGGTACTCTGTAGATGTGTCCGTTCATGACACGAATAAGCGGTGTAGCCATTACGCCTCCTGCTTGTCGCGCAGCAGCTGGAACTCGCAGCTCTGCGGAATAGTCAGGTGGCAGCCAATATTCATCGCCCAGGCTTCAACCTTACACAGGAAGACATACATCTCTCCGGTATCAAGATCGGAAGTATGGCGTAACGACTGGATAGTAGTGATTTCGCCGGTTACGACATCAACCAGGTCCTTGGTTTCATAACCGAGGTATGTGTGTTTGAGAGCATCTTTTACCCATGCTGCGGTAGCGAACGATTTCCCCCTGCTGATGAGGTATTCACTGATTTCGCTGTACCACATGTGGCTGAGTGCATTCTGGGAAAGACTGCGTTTCTCACGCCACGGTTTAAGCACCATGCGAAAGCATTTTCCGTCCTCCAGATAAGGCTGGATCTGCTGGCCGATAGCGGTGAAGTTACCGCGATGCAGTTTGATGCCATCTTGTGGTAGGTTCACGCTTCACCTCCGCAGAGGTCAGACGCTGGATGCAAAAAATCGCAGGTGCATTTCTGCATCTGTGAAGGGAGAAGAGAGTTTGGATTGTATGTGCGCATAAACGTCCCCGTTTAGCGCAGAAGTCACCGGAGTTGTTCAAGCTCCGATGACTTTATTATTACGAATTGATTTTACAAAATCAAAAGGTATGTTAGTGACGCGGGTCTGTTATTATGCGAGAAGGGTTTCCGTATAAAACAAGGACCTTACTTCCTTGAGTAAATAACGGATCTTTGCCTTGAACAATGGTCATTAAATTCCCATTCTCAGTTTCGACAACATATTCCATGCCTGTTTGTTTTGTTGCTGAAGATTCGATTGCTGCCCCGGCAATACCACCAATGACTGCACCACCAACGGCACCAACGATATTAGAACGAACTCCCCCACCAAGCGCAGAACCAGCGGTTGCCCCCACGGCAGCCCCAGCAGTCCCGCCTAACGCGGAAGTCCCACTGATATCAACCCCCCTAGCACTAATAACTGTACCAGCGATAGTTCGATTAACCATGCCCACAGAGCCAACAGAATAACTATTTGGCGATATATTTTGTGCGCATCCAACCAACACTAAGAGTGGAGCAATTACGAATAATCGCTTCATTTAGCTACCCTAACAGGAAACATTGGACGAGAAAGATCAACACTTTCTAATGCTTGCAAGAACTGCGTTATGTTGTTTTGCACCGCGCGATTAACAGATTCGCGTGCTCGAACAATACCGTAGAATGCGTAACTGGCTGGAACAGTACCGGTAGACTCAATATCCTGCGTATATATAATATCACCATTCGCACGGTTGATTATTTCATACCTTGCAATTGCTTTAGTTGTCATTGAAACACCAAAAGCAGGAACGTCAAGAGCCAACACTTTAACATTTAAGCTAACCGTATTTGGTGAACTATCACGAAAAATAGTCATTCGGTCGAGTGCTTCCTGCAAAGATTCACGCCAAATTGGAGTTATAGCCTCCATACCAGCAGTGATATCCCCTTTCTGCTCATCTGGACGAGCAAGTGATACCGTTAATGACTTAATTTCAGCATCTATTTTTTTCTGGCTAACTCCCACGTTAGGTGTTGAAAAATTCAATGGTGGCACACTAGCGCAACCTGTTAAAGAACCAATAATCATGGCTAATAATATTATCTTCTTCATAAATTTACCTTATTGTTATAACCAAAGGAATTATAAAGTAAAAAAGTTCACTATCACTAGCCATTAACGACATCAATTTCAGAGAAACATGGTACTCATTTCCACAAATTTGACACAAGTCATTTTCACCTACATATTCCATCATACTTGATGCATATGTTATTGAAGCCTCTATCCTATCCGTTCATAATAGCAATAGTTACCCGGGTGATAGTACCTCTATGATTACTCGTCTTTCTGATTGATTGGATTAAATATGCGCGCCAAAATTTATCAACTTTCGTTATGGATATTTATTTCGTTTCTAGCGATCTATGCCTTTATTATCTATAAAGGTTCTTATATTGGAGTAGCATTGCATCAAATTGCTTGGATCATCATTATTGCCTCTGGCTTGATTGCTAGGCTAACTAAACCAAAGCAAAAACCAATTTCGTCCAATAATTAGACATGTATTAAAAAAATGATATTTTTATGTACATAGTCTATTGAAAATTGCCGCGATAAAATGCCAACACCCGCTTCATCGCGGCACTCTGGCGACACTCCTTGAAAATCAGATTCGTGCTCACCTTTCCTTCCCGTTCTTCCCTGGTAGCGAACCGGTAATACACCGTTCGCCAGACCTTACCATCAATAACTAAGATTCCTGTCCGCGCCATTTTAGCCGCAGCCTGATTTATGCTGGTTACTGTTGCGCCTGTTACCGCAGCAACGTCCTGCGCACAGAAGCTCTTATGCGTCCCCAGGTAATGAATAATTGCTTCTTTTCCCGTCATACACTGGCTCCTTTCAGTCCGAACTTAGCTTTGATTTCTGCAATCTTCGTCAGAGCCTGTGCACGATTTAGAGGTCTACCGCCCATGACAGGAAGTTGTTTTACTGGTTCAGGTATAGCCTCACCACGGTTAATTCTCGCAGTCATATGGGCAAGTTCATCGGCAGCCTTGCGCCGTAATTCCGAGTCAGTCAACGCATTGGCCCGCATGTTCTGATACAGGTTGGTAACCAGCCAGTAGTGCGCGTTTGATTTCCACGGATAAGACTCTGCATCCGGATACAGCCCGCGCTTCCGGCAATACTCGTAAACCATATCAACCAGCTCGCTGGCGTTTGGCAGCCCGGCGGTAACGGATGCTTCTTCCCGGCACCAGGCGACAAACTGCCCGGGTGATGGCAGGAATGGTCGATTCTGCCGACGGGCTACGCGCATTCCAGCGTTAACCTGTTCCATTGTGGTGATCCCGTTTTCCCGGAAAGCCAGAACCCACTGGCGGCGAATTTCGTTCAGTTCGTTCTGGTCACGGTTAGCCAGGCTCGCAGGGAAAGTTGCCAGCAACTGGCTGAATACACCGTTGATGATCTGCGCTACCTGCTGTACCTGCGGCTTTTCGTCGTACTGTTCCGGCATGTTGTTGGCGATCCGACGCATCTGCTCACGGTCAAAGTTAATCATCTGTGCGGCGATGTTTTTCATAAATCCACCCCGTAAATCCAGTCAGTGTTCGTCAGGTCGAGTTTTGGTTTGCCGGCTGTCACGCCAGCCTGTTGCTTGTTTCGGTTGATTTCGAGCTGGGTCCACTTGTCGCGGAGTTTGGCCGGACTCAGCACGTTACCGGACCAGAAGTTGTCCTGGCATGCCCAGCGGAACAGCACGCACATGTCGCGGTGGTTACGTCCGTCACGTTCACGCATCAGGCGGATATCGTTAGCCCACCCTGCAAAATTCGGTTTTCTGGCTGAGGGCGCGATGGTCTTCACCATGTCAAACATCCACTCTGCGGCGGTCAGGTAGATCGGAAGAGCACACGTC